TCTCATTGATGAAAATGGAAATGAGCAAGTTACTTTTACAACAACTGGATCTGCAGTTAATGAATTCACAGTAGCTAACGCAGCTACAGGTAATGCACCTGAAATATCTGCGACTGGTGGTGACACTGACATTGATTTAAATCTTACACCAAAAGGAGTTGGTAGAGCAACTTTTAATGGTCAAGGTAAAATTCAAAGTGTTGCAGAAAAAGTTACAACTGAAGCAACAGCTGCTACAGGCACAGTCAACTACGATGTTTTAACTCAAGCAGTATGGAATTTCACAACCGATGCTTCAGCCAACTGGACATTAAACATTAGAGGTGATGGATCAAATTCTTTAAATAGTATTATGGACACAGGAGAGTCTTTAACCGTAGCTCATATTGTAAAACAAGGTGGTACTGCATATTACAATTCAGCTGTACAAGTTGATGGTAGTTCAGTTACTCCAGAATGGCAAGGTGGATCGGCACCTACAGCTGGAAACGTTAGCTCACTTGACGTATACAGTTATACTGTTATAAAGACTGCAGATGCTACATTTACAGTGTTAGCAGCACAAACGCAATTCGCGTAAAAATTAGGAGGATAGAAAGATGCCAATAATTGGATCTAGAGGTGGCGGAGCAGTAAAAGGTTTTGGTCTTACTTCAGGAAGAACTATCAGACCATTTATTGAAGCTGAAGGTGGAACTATTTTAACTTGTGGTGACTATAAAACACATGTCTTTACTGGAGATGGTACTTTTAATGTCAAAAATGAAGGTACAACTGATGGCTCTAATTCTTTTGAATATCTTGTAGTTGCAGGCGGTGCAAATGGTGGAAGTTATTTCCGTGGAGGCGGAGGTGGCGCAGGTGGTTTTAGAGAAAATTACCCTAGTCCAGCCTTTGGAGGTTTAGCTGCAGCATATGGAATTTTTCCAATTACAGTTGGAGGCGGTGGAGGATCACCGACACAAGCTCCAGGAAGTACAGGATCACCATCAACATTTAGCTCTATTAGCTCAACAAGAGGTGGTAACGAAGGTCAAACAGGAGGTTCTGGAGGAGGAACTAACGGACAAGCTCCTGGCCCTGCAGGAAACTTAGGAGGATACTCTCCACCTGAAGGTTTTCCAGGAGGAAGATCAACAGGGGGCTGCTCACCAGGAGGTGGAGGTGGCGGAGGAGCCACTCAAGCAGGTTCTAATGGTGCTCCAGGAAACAGTGTTCCAGCAGGTCCTGGCGGAAATGGTGCGGGTATTGAAACAGCTTTTTTTGGACCAACAGCACCAAGTTATGGTACTCCAGGTCCTAGTGGTTCATTTAGATATTTTTCTGGCGGAGGCGGCGGTGGAACATACGGTTGTGGCGTTGTCGGAACAGGCGGAACAGGCGGTGGAGGAACTGTAAATTCTCCAAGTCCAGTTAATTCTGGAGGCGGTGGAGGTGCAGGTAGATTTACTGGTTATCCTCCTTCAACTTTTCCATCATATGGAGGGTCTGGTCTAGTTGCAATCAGATACAAATTTCAGTAGGAGTTTATTATGGCACATTATGCAAAATTAGATGAAAACAATTTAGTATTATCACTTCATTCAGTAGATGATGATAAAACATTGAATGATGGTGTTGAAGATGAAGCAACTGGTATAGCATATTTAACTAAAGTGCATGGGTGGCCTCATTGGAAAAGATACTCATACCACATGAGAAATGGTGTTAGAATTACACATGATGGGTTTGTTGAAGAAGATCAATCTAGAGCTTTTAGAAAAAATATAGCTATTATAGGTGGTACTTATGATGCTAATAGAGATGCTTTTATCGAACCAAAACCTTATCCTTCATGGGTTTTAAATGAAACAACATGTTGTTATGAAGCTCCAATTCCAAAACCATCAAGCCAAACAAACGGCTTTCCTGATAGATATATTTGGAATGAAGAAACACAATCTTTTGATAAAGAAGTAATAGATCCAAATACGATTCCTGGCTAACACTTGACTTAGTTTTTAAAAATGATAATTAATTATCATAGAAACTATGAAAGAAACTGAACTAACAAAAACATCTATTTTTGTAGATCATTTAAATAAATCTTCTCTATTAAAAAACAGAGAGATTAAAAGAAATATTTTAACTCAAATTAAATCTCAACCTAAAATATTAAACAATTTAGCTGAGCATGATGATATAAAAGTTTTTTTAAACCAACATATGTGTTGGGTTATGGATCATCAAACAGATTTTTTTTATAAACATGTTAAAAAAAATTTATCTCCTATAGGAGATGTGTTTGCAATTTTTAAAGATCAACACCAATCTACGAAATTAAAAAATTATGAGAATCCTTATAATCTTTATGATTCACCTGATTATACATACATATATGTAGTTCAAAGTGGGTCTTCTGAAAATTATATTGTTTTTGAATATGATAACCACATAAGAAAAAAACTATCTTGGCAAGTTCCTTTAGAAACAGGAAAGTTTATAATGTGGAACAGCTCATTAAATTATTATTTAACACCTAACAAAACTCTTAAATCAACAATTGCTATGTTGGTTCATTGTCAAATAAAAAAATAAAATGCATTTAAAAGATTATTATTGGTATTTTAAATCAGCATTACCTGACAGGATTTGTGATGATATTATTAACTTAGGGAAAGAAAAAAAACATCACATGGCATTGATTGGTAATGCATCGAAAAAAGGTTTAGCTAATGCTTCTAAAAAAGAAATTAAAGATGTTCTTAAAACTAGAGATTCTGACATAGCTTGGTTAGATGATTTATGGATATATAATCAAGTACACCCCTTTATACACGCTGCTAATGAATCTGCTGGTTGGAATTTTCAATGGGATTATAGTGAGGCTTGTCAATTTACTAAGTATAAAAAAGGACAATATTATGGTTGGCATATAGATTCATGGGATGGAGTTTATAATAAACCAGAAGATAAAAATTTACATGGTAAAATTAGAAAATTATCAGTCACAGTTTCTTTATCCGATCCTAATGATTATGAAGGAGGAGAATTAGAGTTTGATTGTAGGAACGAACGTTTTGGAAAAAAGAAAAATCTATTAACTTGTAATGAAATTAAACCTAGAGGATCTATTGTAGTATTTCCAAGTTTTGTTTGGCATAGAGTAAAGCCAGTTACAAAAGGAACAAGGTACTCGTTAGTTATTTGGAATATAGGAAATCCTTTTAAGTAATATGAAAATAATAACAGTAGATAGTTTTTTTGACAATTTTGAAAATATTCAAAATGCTTTTAAAGAAATAACTTTATATAATTTAAAAACATATAATAAAAAATTTAATAAGAAAGACACATGGCCAGGATTTAGAAGTGATGAGATTTCAAAAATAAATCCTTTTCTATTTAATCTTATTTTAAAAGAAATATTTAACAAATTTAAAATTCCTTTTTTTAATAATAGAATTAAAATGAGTTCTACAGTTCATTTAAGATTAAGTAACTCTGAAGAAGACTGGATTCATACAGACGATCAATGGCAAAAAACTTTAATCATATATTTATCAGAAACAAACTTTAATTCTGGAACATGTTTTTATGAAAATAATAGCGACATACCTTCAACTACTGTTAATTTTATTCAAAATAGAGCTTTGTTGTATGATGGAAATATAAGACATATGTCTTTATTAAATTATGGAAATAGTATACATAATGGTCGTTTAACTCTTAATTGTTTTATAAATAGTGAATATTATGGAGGATAATATGAAAGAAGAAATAATTGAAGAAATAACTTTTAAAGAAGAAAACTATTTTGCATCCCCTATTTGGATGGAAAAAAAACCTGAATTTTTAAAAGAATTAAAAAAACCTTGTGATCAACATATTAAAGAAATTAAAATTAAAAATAAAAATATTATTAAAAAATATAAAGATTTTGGTTTTTCTCATCAATCAGATCAAATACAATATGATACAAAATTATCAAATTTTGTAAAATATATTGGAGACAAATCTTGGGAATTTTTATCAAGTCAAGGTTTTGATTTAAGTAATCATACACTGTTGTTTACAGAAATGTGGGTTCAAGAATTTGCTAAAAAAGGAGGTTACCATGAAACACATGTACATTACAATAATCATGTTTCTGGTTTTTATTTTTTAAAATGTTCAGAAGAAACTTCTATGCCAATATTTTATGATCCAAGGCCGGGAGCTTTAATGACAAAACTTCCAATTAAAAAAGGAATTAATCACGCAATAGACGCTGTTCATTTTAAACCAACTCCAGGGACCATGATGATATTTAATAGTTATATGCCTCACGGATTTTCTTTAGATCATGGGAAAAAACCATTTAGATTTATACATTGGAATATACAAGCTGTTCCAAATGTAATATTAAAAAAATGAAAATAGCGAAAGAAATAAATACAGGTGATTTATTTTATGCGTATAAAAGGCCCTACGATATCTTAACTGATCAAGCTATAAAAGAATCAGTTGAGTACATAAAACAATTTAAAAAAACTGCAATGTTTGCTGACCATGGTTGGTGGGATATAGCATTATCTAAAATAAATACAAAAGGTCTTCATTTAGAGTTTGGAGTTTATACCGGTACTTCAATAAATTATTTTTCAACTGTTTTACCTAATATCACCTGGTATGGATTTGATAGTTTTTTAGGAATGCAAGAAGACTGGAAAGGTGGTTGGTTTGGAAAAGGTTATTTAAATCTAAATAATAAGGTACCAAATTTAAATAAAAATATAAAAATTATCAAAGGTTGGTTTAAAGATACTTTACCTATTTTTTTAAAAAATAAAAAAGACTATATTTCTTTTATGCACATAGATTGTGATACTTACGAATCTACAAGAGATATTTTTAATTGTATTGATAAAAAAAGATTTAATAAAGGTTGTATAATATTATTTGACGAATATATGGGATATATTAATTGGCAAGAAAATGAATATAAAGCTTGGCAAGAGTATGTAAAAAAACATAAGATAAAATATAAATATGCAGCATTTGGAGAAAGGCAAGCAGTTATAGAAATAATATGAGTTTTAAAAAAAATAAATACATAGTTGCTAAACAAGTTATTTCAAAAGAATTAGCTAATTTTTTGTATAATTATTTTTTGATGAAAAGACAAGTTTGTAAAACTTTATTTAAACATAAAGCCGTGGCTCCAAGTGAAAATATGCACGGTACATGGAAAGATCAGCAAGTACCTAATACTTATTCTCATTATGCTGATATTGCTATGGAAACTCTTTTATTAAAATTAAAACCTTTAATGGAAAAACACACAGGAGTTAAATTAATTGAAAATTATTCTTACGCTAGAATATATAAAAAAGGGGATGTTTTAAAAAGACACAAAGATAGATTTAGTTGTGAGTTTTCTACAACTTTAAATTTGGGTGGTGATCCTTGGCCAATATATTTAAACCCAAATGAAAAAGAAGGGTTTATTGATGGAGCTGATTACAAAGCCTCTACAAGTAAAGGTAAAAAAATTAATTTAAATCATGGCGACATGTTAATTTACAGAGGAGATTTATTAGAACATTGGAGAGATGAATTTAAAGGTGAAGATTGTGCTCAAGTGTTTTTACACTATACAAATGTTAATACTCCAGGGGCTCATGAAAATATATTTGATACTAGACCTCATTTAGGGTTACCTTCTTTTTTTAAGAAAGCATAATGTTAAATAAAAATGAAATTAAAATTTTTAAAAATTATTTACCTAAAGAAGATTGTGAATACTATTCTTCTTTAATAAAAAATTTAGGACCGGGAGATTTTGAATGGTCGGATAGAACGGTAGACATAACTGAAGATCCTATAGTAGAAAAAACTAAACAATTTTTTAAAGAAAAATTAAAATTAAATATAAATATAAGACAAGCTCAATTACAAAATTGGAACGTAGGGTCAGAAGGAGAACTACATGTTCATGCAGGAAGAGGGACTGAACACACTAGGTACAATAGTTTAATTTATTTAAATGATGATTTTGAAGGGGGTGAATTTTATACTAAAGATATATCTATAAAACCAGAACAAGGAATGTTGACTTTTTTTGATGGTAGTATAACTTATCATGGTGTTAAAAAAGTAAAACACAAAGACAGAAAGACAATTATATTATGGTGGAAAAAATAAAAACTTTTACTTTATTTAATAATACTTTTTATGTTGTTAAAAACTTTTTACCTAAAAAAGTTAGTAAAAAATTACTACATGATATAAATATTGAAATAAAAAAACCTTATCCTAAAGTTCCTAAATATCAAACTTATCCAAATTTATTTGAAAAATATAAAAATGATAAAGAATGGAAATATTATTTTGATCATCTCAGTACAATTATATTTAAATTAAATTCAGGATATTCATTACATAGCAGTTGGGCAAACGTTGTAAAATCAAAAACAAATTACTTCTTACATAAACATGAGACAGACATTTCTTGTGTATATTATTTAAAAAATAAATACAAAGAGTTTGGAACTTATTTTAATTTTTATGATAAAGAATTTATATTTCCAGGGGAAGAAAATTCATTATTAATTTTTAATGGAAAATTAACTCATTCTACAACAATTCCACCAGTAAGTATTTGTAAAAAGAATCCAAGATATACATTAGTTACTGATTATATTTATAAAAATTAAATGAAAAATTTTTATTTTTTATGTAGTTTACCAAGAGCTGGTAATACTTTATTAGGTTCTTTACTAAATCAAAATAAAAATGTCCTAGTATCACCCTATAGCATAGTTCCAAATATTGCACATTCAATAGTTAGTTGCCAAGAACATTTAAATTTTAAATCTTTTCCTGACTATAAAGCGTTTAATAATGTGTTAGACAATCTTTTATATAATTATTATCATTTATGGGAAGCGAATAACATTATAGATAGAGGTCCATGGGGTCATGAACCTTTTTATTCATATTTGAAAGAAATGATTCCAGATAGAAAATTTATAATTTTATATAGACCTATTTTAGAAGTTTTAGCATCTATTGTATATTTAGATAAACCGGAAGATCCTGTTCAGTATTGTGATAATTTAATGAATAATAGTTTTGTTTCAGAAGGTTACTACTCAATAAAAAATTTAATAAAACAAAAAGAAAATTATAAAGTTTACCATTATAAAGATTTAACAAAAAATCCTATTCAAGTGGTCAAAGATATTTGTGTTTTTTTAGACATAAAATATCAAAAACCAAACATTAAAAAAATAGAACAATATAACGTAAATGGTATTTATTATGATGATAGTCATTTAAGAAGTAATTATCATAAACTTTACACAGGACCTATAAGATATAGTTCTGACGCCAATATAAAAAGTCTTCCTAAAGAAATTATAAAAAGATACAAATCTTGGGAATTAGACATATAGAATTGATATTAAAATATCTTTAAATTAAGCTAGATTTTAGTATGATACCATAATATAATACCTAGACTATGGCCTTAAAAAAAATAGATTTTGCACCTGGTTTTAATAAACAAAGCGTACCCTCCGCTCTCCCTGGACAATGGGTGGATGGAGATTTTGTACGTTTTAGGTATACAGCACCTGAAAAAATAGGTGGATGGGAACAGCTGACTGTTGCTAACGAGACATTACCTGGAGCAGCACGGGCTCAATTATCTTTTGCTAGTTTAAAAGGAGAAAAATACACGGCTATAGGAACCTCTCAAGGATTATTTTTATATTATGGAGAAGCATTTTATGACATCACTCCTTTGGATACAGCAATTACTGGAGCTGACTTCGACACTGTTGAAGGTTCTGACATTGTTACTGTTAATAAAACTTCCCACGGATTAGCTGTTGGTAGATACATTACTTTCACAAGCGTTGTAACTCCTAATGGATTTACAACTTCTGATACTTTTACTGAAGGTGCTTTCGAAATATTGACTGTGCCTACTGCTAATACTTTTACTATTCAAACTCCTATTGCAGCTGTCGCTGGTGCTTCATCTGGAACAGGGGGAGCTACAATTAATCCTTATGTTATAATTGGACCAACCTTTCAAACAAAAGGATATGGATGGGGAACTTATTTATGGAGTGATTCAACCTGGGGCACAGAAAGAACTGTAAGTAGTGTAACACTAGATCCTGGTAACTGGTCTTTAGATAATTTTGGTGAAGTATTGGTTGCAACTATATTTAATGGTAAAACATTTACTTGGGATGCTGGAGCGACTAATCCAAGAGCTGTAAGAGCTTCAACATCAACATCAGGATTTTCTACCTCTGCTAATCCAACAGCTACTAGATTTACATTAGTTTCAGATCGAGACAGACACTTATTTCATTTTGGAACAGAGACTACTATTGGTAATTCTTTAACTCAAGACCCTATGTTTGTAAGATTTTCTAATCAAGAAGATTTAAATACATATGCACCTACAGCAACTAATACTGCGGGTACCTTTAGATTAGATACAGGTAATAAAATTACTGCAGCCTTACAAGGTAAAGACTATGTTTTTGTATTAACAGATTTAGCTGCTTATGTTATTCAATTTGTAGGGCCACCTTTTACTTTTAGTGTTAGACAAGTTGGAACTAATTGTGGCTGTATTGCCCAACATGCAGCAAGTTATGTTAATGGAGCTGTTTATTGGATGTCCAATGAAGGTGGATTTTTTATGTACGACGGTACGGTTAAAGCACTTCCTTGTTTAGTTGAAGATTTCGTGTTTACAGTTCAAAATGGAAATTTAGGTCTTAATTATCAGTCTGCTGCTACTGTTTATTCTGAGCCTAATTCTTTATATACAGAAGTAAATTGGTTTTATCCTAAATCAGGATCTGAACAAATTGACAGGTGTGTGACGTACAACTATCAAGAAAACGTATGGACTACTTCGTCCCTTGCTCGTAGCACTTATCAAGATCAAGGTGTTTTTGAAAAACCTTACGCAACCGAATATAATACTACAAGCACTCCAGTTTTTTCACTGATTAGCGGTATTACCAATTTATACGGGGCATCCATATATTATGCTCATGAAGTAGGAACTGATCAAGTCAATAGTTCCGGCACAACTTCTATAGATGCCTTTATAAGATCTGGAGATTTTGATATTGATGATGGTGAATTGTTTATGTCTATGAGAAGATTTATGCCTGATTATAAATTTTTAGTAGGTAACTCTAAAGTAACTTTATTTATATCCGATTATCCATCGGACACTCAAACAGGTTCTCCTTTAGGTCCCTTTACAATAACAGCCACTACTGATAAAGTAGATACTAGAGCTCGAGGAAGATTACTATCGTTGAAAATTGAAAACGATGCTGCAGGTGAAACTTGGCGTTATGGTAGTTTTAGAATGGATGCTCAACCAGACGGAAGGAGATAATATGCCACTTACTACAAAAGGTAAAAAAATAATGAAATCAATGAAAGATAGATATGGTAAGAAAAAAGGTAAGGCTGTATTTTATGCTTCAAAGAATAAAGGCAAAATAAAAGGCGTAGATAAAACTAAAAAATAATGGCTAAATTAACTAATTATATACCAGAACCAAGACAAGAATATGATGTTGAAAATCAAAGACAAATTGTAGAGTCTATGACAACAATGAAACAACAACTTAATTTTTCTTTTCAACAAGATTTAAAAAATGAGGAAGACCAGAAAAACTGGTTTTTAAGTTAATGGCTAATTTTTATAAAAGTGAAACATTTGATTTAACAACAACTAATTTAACTACAGTGTTAACAATTAGTACATCAGCAATTGCTATTGTAAAATCGGTACAAACTGCAATAATAGATAATACCAATGTCGATATAGATGTAGTTTTAAAAAAATCAGGTGGTTCTGATGTTGAAATAGGGCATGGTACTTTAAATAAATCTACAGAAAATTTTGCAAAAGATGTTATTAACATGGAAGCAGGAGACGTATTAAAAGTACAAGCCAGTGTTGCTGACAAGGCCTCTGGACAAATCAGTTATCTTCTGATAGATAGATCTCAAGAAAATGGATAATATAGTTAGAATAAATTGTACGACTATAACAACTTATAGAAATACAAAAACTGGTGAAACTTCTACAGAAAAATTAGAAGGACCTGATATTGTGTCCGATGTTACAGTTCAAGTTTCTCCTAAAGGATTAGATTTAATGCAGAAAGTTATGAATAAACAAAATGAAAATACGAAACCCAAGTCCTAAAGGGGGCACCGAATTACAACTTGGATTTTTAACTAAGTACGTAAATAAAAATTTATTGGATCAAGTGCAGATTTGCACTAGTGTTCCAGGTAAAGTGCCTATTGATCCTAGTAAAGTAAATATACTTTGGCAAAAGAATTCTTATGATCAACCTAATTTATACCCTTGGTTTAAAAATAAAGCTAATCATAACATATATGACTGGTACGTTTTTAATTCACATTGGAATCATGAAAAATTTAGAATGATGTTTGGATTACCAGACCAAAAATGTATTGTTATTAAAAATGGTATTGAGAAAATAGAAAAAGCTAATCCTTACAAAGAAGGTCAACCAATAAAAATTATACATCAAAATACTCCGTGGAGAGGATTAAGTGTATTATTAGGTGCCATGCAATTAGTTAAGAATCCATTAATTAGTTTAGATGTTTACTCTTCGTGTGAAGTGTATGGTAAAGATTTTATGGAAAAAAATGATCATAACTACAAAGCTTTATATGAACAAGCAGAGTCTTTACCTAATGTAAATTACATTGGCTACAGACCAAACGAATACATTAGAGCTAATATAAAAAATTATAATATGTATGTATACCCAAGTATATTTGAAGAAACTTCATGCATATCTTTATTAGAATCTATGGCA